CCTTGTTTTGGGATTATGAGAGGGTGTGGATTCAGGAAATGACAAAACCATCCATGCAATCAGATTTCATCTCTGACTGCATCAGCGAATATGTAGGCATAGGATTAGGCGATTTTGAGAAAACGGATGATACCCCACTATCCCTGAAGGCAGTCCTATTCAATCGGTATTGCCATTGGAATAGCGGATCAACCCTTGATTGCGTTGAACCATTCAAGGAGTTCTATATCAATGACTATATAAAAGAGAAAGCCACCGATTGAGTGGCTTTCTTCTTAGTATGGATATGGATAACCATTTACATATGGGAATGGTAGAGGATTCTGAGATACGATCTCTACATCAATATACCATTTACCGCCTGATTTCTCGACTTTCGTCACCCTGAATGTGGTTCCTCGCTGAATCAGGATCTCACTCTCATCTCCGAAACTACCCTGAGGGCTCTTTCCATCCCAATGCCTACCCGAACCGCATCCGAAAGCAGAGAATGGCTCACAATACATCAGCCTCGATCCCTTCGGTACATAGATATTGAAGATGATGGGCTTATGATCGAATCCCTTTCCTTTCGCCACTCCAGCACTCCAAAAAGCTCCCTCGGTTCCAGTCTTACCAACAAGGGCATATATCTCTGCATCAGAGGCGGTATCATAGTTCAATAACCCGAACTTCTTTAATGCGACAGATGTATCACCTCTCTGAACCCACATATCGAAATCGTAGTATGATTTATTGATGATGCTCTCGATGAGAGGTATTCGCTTCTCTCCGAGCTTCTTCTGAGATTCGGATCCGTAATATGTAAGACCTCGCAGAGGCTCTTGGATATTGCAGTATGATGATGTATATCCATAGATGGCATCCTTTTCATCATCGGTTGCACCAATCCAAACCTCCCCGCACTTATCCCTCAGGTTCTCATCTGCCTTTCGGGTGGTCTTAGCCCACATTGCAGCATCCTTTCGCTTCTGAGAATAGGCATCCTGATCGAAAGAAACCAATCCGCCATTCTTTGCGATCTTCTTGGCATCTCTCTTTGCCTGCTCCTTGATTCGCTTCTGATATTCGGTGTATGCAAGGGTTGCCTTTGCCTGAATGGTCGGGATATCTGATTTATTCGCAAGAGCCAGCTTATAGTCGAGTAGGAGAGTAGCGACATTCTTTGACTGCGGATGATTGGCAGACCATATCTCTACAACCGACATCTGAGCCGTGATAGTCTCCAGCTTCTGCTGATAGATCACTTCTTCGAGCTTCGTCTTATATGCATCCTGAACGACCTTCCATGTGGGATATTGGGTGTGCGGCTTCAGGAATGTCGGATCCTCTACATATTGGATCTCCTTTTCGAGCATCTTCTTCTGCTCTGCAAGGCTATGACCTGAGATCTTAGCCAATCCCTTCTCGATGGCATCGTGAGCGGCATTTAGCTCATTCATCGTGAATTGCTTATGCCACATATGAACATCAGGAATGAGATCGATAACCTGAGCCTCGAACTCCTTAACCAACTTGATCTTATCCATGATGATCTTCGCCTGATCCCTGAGGGCAATGATATCGGATCCCTTGATGAGATTCTGCAACTTGGTTATATCAACCTCACCATAATCCTTACCCTCATTCATTGCATTGATACCACCCTCGATGATGGATCTCTTTGCCTGAGCGAGCTTCAGAGCCTCGGAGCGAACATCATCCCATCGTGCGTGATCGTATGCATCCTGAAGGGCTGAGGTATCGAATCCATCGATATCCTTGAACTCATCCAAATATCTCTCGGCTGCATCCATAGACTTTGCCCTGAATCTCGCTTTCTTGGTGATCTCATCGATCTTCTCAGGGGTACGATCCTCATGTCTCTGAGCTGCGATTTCAAGCGGAGTGAGCTTCTTTTCGTACTTATCAGGATTGAGGATCTGATCCACCGCCTGATAGTTATTCCTGACGAAATACGGATCCTTGCCGTAATCATGTGCATCCACGATCTTATCCGCTTTCTCCCTTACCCAATCCTTGAATCCCTGAGGATAGTCCGTGATCTGCTTTCCCTTTGGGGTATAGGTCTCTCCCTTCAGGAAAGCCTCATTGACTTTTGCCATCTCGGACTCATCCATCAGGATAGGGGTGCATACGCAGTAGCATTGGGGATGGAACCCGTCAAATTGGAAATCCTTCGGATAGTCACCTTGGAGCTTATCACAGATATCCTCGATCTTATGATTCTTCGATGGCTCGATATGCTGACCGAGGACGAAATCCATCCCCTGCCATCGTGAATGATCGGCTCTGCGATATGCCATATTTATCTCCGTGCGGGTCAGTCGCATGGCATTCTTGGCGGATGATTTATAGACTCCCTGACCCGTCTCATAGGATTTGCGGTCATAGTCGATGAATTTGTATTTCCCCGTTTTCTCATCCTTGACCCTTTTCTTCCACTTCAGCTTATAGACGGGCTCCTTACCGATCACCTCTCCCGTCTCAGGATCGATGATATCCTTCTCTCCAGCCTTATAGCGGAATCTCCTGAACATCAGATCGGGATCATTGAGATATTCCCTGACCTTTCGGCTCATGGAGCTGGCGGAATCACCCTCACCGATGGCAACGGTCATAGCCACCTCCATCTCATCCCTGAGCTGACGGACAGACTTCCAAACCCTATCAGAGAGATTCATCCCCTTCTCAGATCTGTTCAGGAAAGCATCACGGGCTGAATCATTGCGATTCATCCATCCATTGAACTCAGGTGATGATAGCACCTTCTTTCCATAAACCGAGTTTATGAGCTTATCGATCTCATCATTGGCGATATCCCATTCAACGGCAATACCCCGCCTGATTGCCAATGTTGCAGCCGAATGGAGCTGCCTCAGGGCTTCCTCCACCTTCTTCTGCATCTTCATTGACTCTCCATCGAATGAGAACATCACCCCCTCATCGAGGGATGGCATGGACTTATTCAGGGCGAGGATATTGTTCACGGTCTGAGCGAACATCAACCTCACCTTCTCGGCATAAGCCTCGGTTCTTTTGATGCGAACCTGAGGCGATGCCATGAATTCGGATGCATTAATCTTACTTTTCTTTGCCATAGACGGGATTTCCTGCGATTCTGACGGGATTTCTCATGAAAACCGATAAACTACTCATCACCGTATGATTGAGCCCCCTCAGAGCCATCGGGATTACCGAAGATAGATTGCTGCTGCTTGATCTTTTCCTCGGATTCCTTCTTGATACGCTCCGCCTCTCTGTGAGGATCCTTCACAAGGGGATTCATCTCGATACCCGTTTCTTCTGACATGATGCCAGCATCAACGGCACGGATCACGTTATTCAGATCATCAGCGATATCCTCTCCGAAAGGCTCTTGGAACTCATGACCAACGATCAGCTTATCACACTCCCCCTTCAGATTGGCATCGAGCACATTTCCGATGATGGCTATAATCAGGGATGCGGTACGATCCAAAAGCTCATCATGGCTCTCCTTTCTCTTTGCCGCCTTGATATCCGCAAGCATCATGACGGTACGCAGAGCCTTGGCGGAGAGCTGGGAGATGGATTTCAGGGTATCGGTGGTGATATTCGGGGTGAATGTCTTCTGAAGGATCTGAGTATGGAGCCATTCGATCTCATCCTTCTTCGACTGAGGCGCATTATCCCATGTGAGATACTTTGCAGCCTTATCGACACCATCCTTATCATTGGTGATGAGCAATTTTGCAGCCTCCTTCTTCTCAGGCATATTCTTGATGATATCCTGAGCCATGATAGCGATAGGATCTGCGAAATAGTCATTCGTATCGGCAGTACGGGATGCGATATTTTCCTCTCGGTTGATGAGGGCTTCCACTCCATCCCATTCCTTTTCCTGACGGAAATAGATCACGGGGATCTTTCCCGCAAAGTTTATTTCCTCCACCACATCCCATCCGAGGGATTTCTTCACACAATGGAAGATTGTCTGCTTGGTGAATACATCGAGATGATAGACGGCTCCCTCTCCATCATCCTTGGTATAGTAACCCCATGCGAATGCGATCAGATTCTCATACTGATCGAAACGGGTATAGATCTCATCACCCTTCGATTTTGCGAGAACCCTGAGCTGGCAGTTACGGGATCCATCATCATCCGTATAGCAACGGAAAAGCATAGCCGATTCCGTCTCAGCACCCGCCAATCGCTTGCACTGGCGGATCTTTGAATCGAATCGGGTATTCTTGATGAAGTCCTGATAAGCCTTGAAAGCATTATCAGTACCCTCCGAGAGCTGAGACCATTTCACGGGTCTGCCATAGAGGAACACAAGTGCAATCTCATTGATGAACACGGGATAGGGGATGGGGAGCTTCCATACCGCCTCCTTTCTCAGGAACTTACCCTTCTTATCGGTGATGATCTTATCTTCCCGCCTCATGATGTCATGCTCTTTCGTGACATACTCTTTCAGCGCATCCATGACCTCATTCACCCGAGTGGTCATCTTCTCCCTGACCGCAGAGATATCCTTTGCAGCCAGCAGTTGCTCAAACTCCTGATTCTTGCCAACGAGGGCATTCACATAATTACGGAATAAATCGACTAAATACATGCAGCATATAAATATTATGGTTTATAATCCAAGTGAGCTCTTATCGAGGTTTTCGTAATCGATATCATCATCATCCTCATAGAGATCGTTGATGGCATATCCGAGGATATCCACGAACTCATCATGTGGCATTGATGGGAATCCGCATACCTCATCGAGGAAATCATCATTCCAAGATCCCTCCACTATATAGACCCTTCCGCATTCGATCCTCGGAGAAACGACCCTCAGGCGCACCTCCTTCTCATCGGTGGGGGTTGGGGTTTCCTTCACATTGAGGGTGGTGCTCGCCTTCAGCATCTGCACTACGGATATTCCATTGGCTTTCGGCTCCACATTGAGCTTCGATTCCCTATCACCCTCATGGGCTGCTATATATTCAGGCAGGAACCTGAGCAGATCGGGCATCTCCTTCCACATCTGCATGGCATCGTAGAGATAGATATTCGTTCCGATCCTGCAAGCAGCCAATATTCCTGACGGGTCATTGTCCTGACCCTTATTCTTCTTCTTGTTATAGGCGGTATCGAGATAGAAGTGCATCGGCTCATTGAACCTGAGAGACTTGAATTCAGCCATTGAGATCTTCCTGAACCAATCCCTCTTGACGATATTACCTCCCTCGATGGTCGGATGCTGCTGATAGAGGGCATTGAACTCCCTCGGAGCCCTCGCCTTCTGCTTTTCGAGCTTTTTGATGGAGTGCTTTTCCTCCCATAGGGCTTCACCGATCTTTCGATGGCTCATTCCTCCATCATTCTCCCTCTCGCAGATCGCAGGGATCGCAAGAACCTCCCAATCATCAGGCTCCGCCTTCAGGAGCCTTCCCGCAAGATCATCCTCATGCCATCGGGTCATGATGAACAATTGGCGGGAATCGTTGTGCAGTCGGGTGGTGAGGACTGTATTATACCAATCCCATACCTTCTGCCGATAGGTCAGGGAATAAGCCTCCTGCGCATCCTTCACGGGATCATCGATGATGGCGATATCTACGGGAGTACCCGTCAGCGATCCACCAACACCAACCGCCTTATAGAATCCCCTATGTCCCACCGTCTCGAAGACATCTACATTCCTGAGATATCCCTTGTAATCGCTCTTGACGAGAGGCGAACCGCTCAGATAGGTTTCAGGAAAGATCTCCCTATATTCACGACTATCAATCGTCCTTTGGATGGATCGAGAGAATTGTTGTGCCAGGTCTGAGCTATATGAGCATCCTGCGATCTTCAGGTCAGGGTCTCTACCCAATGCCCATGCGGGGAAGTTACGAGATATAATCTCTGATTTGCCGTGCTGAGGGGGCATAAAGACCATGAGGTTCTTGATCTTTCCCTCCAAAAGCATCTGACAATGCTCCGCAATGATCCGATGGAACCATTCGAGCTGATATTTCGGGTTTGAGTAGCCGAGGAAATGCGGGAATGAAGCTGGAGCCTGAATCTTTAGTTTCTCCTGCTCCAACTGCAATATTCTCTGCTTGATTTCCAATTCCGACAAACTCATTCCTCATTATTTTCAATTTTTTTGAGACGTTCTATCTCAGCATTGATCTCATCAATCGACATCTTCTTATCATCCTTGTTTTTGAGGATGAATTCACCATTCTGCTTATTCTGATAGTGCTCAGGATCGAGATTGGTGAGCAGGAAGATGGCGGCTCCCACATTCGGCTGATAATAGACGGTCTTTTTCTTGAACTTCGTCTGAATAGCCTTATTGGGATCTTTCGGATTGGGCTTGAACTCCTTCTCCGTTTCCTCCCTCTCATATCCCTTTGCAGCCATAGCGAGGGATGCGGCGATATCAGTAGTCAGCCGAGCCTTGAACTCCGCCTTCCCTCTCTCGATTGCAGCCTTGAATTCAGGATATTCATCCATCCATCGATAATACGACTTATAGGAGATCCCGATATGATTCAGGAAATCGGATAGCTTCGCCCCTCCGTAGTCCATCAATCCGTATTCGCTAATCCAATTCTCGGTTGCTTGGATTGCCTGATTCCCGTATTTCATTCCTTCTGAGCATCGATCAGTTTATAGAATTCAGCCTTCAATGATGGATTCTTGGTGAACAGACCCGTGAAGTGGGCTACCGTCATGAATCCATCATTGCGCACACCCCTCATGGTCTTACACAGATGCTTTCCCCTCATCACGATTGCGAATCCGAGTGCATCACCATCAAGGGCTTCATCGAGCATCTTCACGATATCCCTTGCGAGCCTTTCCTGCAACTGAAGTCGGGCAGCGCAATAACCCACGACTCTCGCCACCTTGGAGATGCCGAGGATCTTTCCTTTCGGATTCGGGATATATGCGAAGTAGTATTTACCGAAGAATGGCAGGATATGATGCTCGCACATGGAATAGTAATCCCCTGAGTCGAACACCAAATCATCGATACCATCCTCATTGGGGAATGTGGTGATCTTTGGTTTCTGAGATGGATCATAGCCCCTGAAGATCTCCTTCCACATCCTCATGATGCGGTCAGGAGTCCCCTTTAATCCGTCACGATCAGGATCATCCCCGATGGCGAGGATCAGGGCTTTTATCGCACCCCTAATATCTTCTGCGTTTGTAGTGATAGCTTCCATTTTGGATTATTCTTGATAAAAGTAACACAAAAATCGATTATTTCCTTATTCCGTTTCTTGTCACCCACATCGCAGGGCTGGACGAAATAATGAGCTGCCGTGATCCCGAATGTCGGATCAGACAAGAGATGATATCCATCGAACACCACCTTCACTTCCTGAGCGGTTTTCAGGATCGGAGTGCCAGCAGATCCCACGAATGGGGATTTCGGTGAGACGGTCACCCAATCCACGTTCTTAGGAACCTCACGGGTTCCATTGGTCTCGATGGCTACCGATTTCCCGATCTCATGGATCTTGCCGATGAGGGCTTCAAGCGGCTGCAATGTCGGCTCCCCTCCCGTGATGACTACCCAATTAGCGGGATAATCCTTGATCTGAGAGACGATCTCATCCTCGGTGAGGATATTGCAAGGCTCATGGATGGTATCGCAGAACGGGCATCTCAGATTGCATCCTGAGAGACGGATGAATATTGCCGCCTCCCCTGAATGTGCGCCCTCTCCCTGCAAGGAGTAGAAAATCTCATTTACCCTCATAGCACATCGTTATCTTTAGCCTTATCATCGACATAGACCGCCATATTACCCTCGGATTCCCTCACCGAAGCCTTATAGCAGTCGGGTACATTATCAACGACCCACTTGGCGATATTCTCTGCGGTGGGGTTGAATGGCAGGATCTCATTGAAGTTCTGATGATCGAGCTTTCCATGAATCAGATCCTTGATCTTCTTGAAATCGCAGACCATCCCATCCTTATTGAGCTTCTTTCCTTTGCAGAACACGGTGATGATCCAATTATGCCCGTGAAGGTTCTCGCATTTTGACGGATAGGAGAGCTTCAGATGATGGCTCCCAGCTATCTCCATTCTCTTTGATACGTAATACATGATGATATATGATTTAGTGAATACTCAACTCGGTTTATTCCTCATACTCGGTCGGATCATCAAGCCCTGCAAGGGCGAAAGCCTCCTTCCGTTCTATGCAGGTTCC